CACTGGGTTTTTGTACTTCTCTGCAAACAGCACTCCCGACTGCTTCCATGCGTTTATGATTACTTTCGCTGTGGCCTCTCCGATGCCCATGTCGACCAATACTTGGCCGGCCCAGCGTCCAGCTGATCTCTGCGTCCAGGTGTAGCGCTGGCCGTCGTCTAGCCCATCGCCAATGAGCAGGAGCGCTCGACGCGCGCCATCGACGCCTAGACCTGCAAATGGATCTGGTGGTGACCAGCTGCCGAGCACGCCGACGTAATCCCCGTTGGAGAGTTCGACACTCTCGCGCTCATACCAATTAGCCTCAGCCGCGGGTGCTGACATATTGCCTTTCGCGTCATCGACGCGCACATACCAGGCTTTGCGTGCGCTCTCGATCTCGAAGACCTCAGCCTCCTTATCTGTCATCGGCGTGATGGTTCTGGCGCTGCGTACAGCGCCTGCAAGCGCTCCAGCGCCGCGAGCTGTGTTTATGTCGCCAGCTGTCGCCACAAAGCCGCTGGGTGGCTTCCTGGTGTGGTGTACGAGGTCTACAGCCGCGTTACAGCGCTTGGCGATATCTCCAAAGACATCCAACACTGCATCAATTTCTTTATTATCGTTCTCACCGGCCCAGTGCGATTTGACGAAGGGATCGACCTGCAACACTGCAATGTCGATACGGTTCATTTCGTTGATGACCTGCTCCGCCGCTGGCGTCGCAACGACAACGCCATCGATGGGCTCTGCGACTATTAACTTGCGATCGCGGCCGCTATCTAAAAACAACCATCCCTCGAGCTCTGCAGGCTCAATATCAAAATGCTGACAGATGGCCCACACGCGCCTCAGCAGCTCGTCTCTGGGATCTTCTAAGTTGTAGTGCCACACCTTTACGCGTTCGCGCACAGGATAGCCCAGAAGATCCCTGCCGGTGGCGAGAGCTATCGCCTCTGTGAGCTCTAGCGTGGTCTTTCCGACGCCTCCTGGCGATACAGTAGCCGACACATAACTGCGGATGAGGTGACGCCCATACAGCCATTTACGCGGCTCTACAGAGGCCATTTCTGACGCCAGGAACCCTGACGCCATGACCGGCGCCTCTTTTGCTGTGACGCCAGCTCTGACAACCTCTAGGCCATCGCGCTGCGCAACGTCGTTCCAATCCTCATCGACCCCAGGAGGCATTGCTACACGATCTGGGCGCGCTTTGCGCGCGCCGTCCAGCCCAGCGCCCGATGCATCATTGTCGGCACAGATAACAATTTCAGCTCGAGGCCAGACATCGCGGAGTCCGGTAACGACGGGCGCCAGGTTACCGGCGTCGAAGGCGACAACAGTGCAGCTGCCGGTCGCCTCGTACACAGACGCAGCTGTCGCGTACCCCTCACACACATAAACAGTGTCAGTGGCCTGACCGATAATAAAAAATCCGCCAGATTTTTTACCGCCAGCCAGAAAAAGCTTTTTACCGTCGCCGGCAATGGTCTGGTAGCTGATAACCTTGCCCGACGCATCAGAGATAGGAATTAGTAACTTGTCGAGATCACGCAACAGGCCGTGGGCCTTCACACCTTTACTTATTAAGTATGGATGGTCGTCTGTGGCGACGTCAGCTGCTGAGATATCGTCCTCAGCCCTCTGTGCTGCCTGAGCACGCTGCTGCTCTATCTTTAACGCCTGTTGCACTCTCGCCTGCGCTATCGCGTCTCTCTCGCGAGCTGTGAGCTGGTTTGGCTCCTTCGAGCACCAGCTCTGCGTATCAGAGCGGCCCTGGCCCCGCTTCCAGCTGCCAAATGACCCAAAGAGCACGCCCTCATGTTCAGCGAGTAAATACCAGCCGGTATTATTTATTTTTTGTGAGGCAGACAGATCCGCGACGCGGTGGATCTGATCATCTGCAATGGCATAGCCCTGCAGCCCCAGCCCATACTTACGCGCTGCGTCGCTGAACTGACCGACCGCATCGATGCCAGAGATCCGCGTAGGAGCTGGTGGGAGCATCACCATTTCGGGTTAACATACCCTGTTTGATTACACGCGTTACCCCAGTGCTCTTGGACAATATTTCGCGCTTTCCACTCGGAAATATTGCCGTGACAGCCGTCATATGCCCCAGACAAACGATGCCGAAAATCTTGGGTCTCGTGGCAAAAATCCATTAATACATTTTCGGGTAATCCCGCGGAGCCTAACTTCCCAACTGCTAGGGGTGCAAAATCCCAGTCAATATCGTGGCAGTCGTCTAAACACCGACACAATCTCTCACCAATGTAACCAATATAATTTTTATGATTATAGGCTGACATCAATTTATCTGACGGGTAACGAGGAAACATCGGAGCGACGCCTAAAAGCAATACCTCGAAATCTGGGTACGGTTTCACAGCGTGTTCTATTTTTTCGCAAACGCCTTCGTTTATAAATTGTTGGAGCTCTGTGAATGGTTTGACCTCGACTAAAACATCTCGATGGTCATAAGCTTTCAGTCTGAAATCAGGGAACCAACCATCGAGGTCTATCGGTTCGTAATTATAATCCCAGCCCACGCTATCAAAAAATGCAGCCCATCGAGCCTCTAGCCTCGATCGATACTCTAATCCCTTATAGGTTGTTTTTACTGCTTTCATCAGAACGGTATCTCATCATCTAAGGTGTTAACCCCATCGAACCGGCAATCGACTACGCGCCCTAACAGGCACTTGCCGAACTGCACTAGCTCGTCTTTCGAGAGCACGCCCAGGTCAGTCTTGCCCAGGCTATCGAGGTATGCCCCGCCAGCCTTGATGCCCTCCCAGATGTGCTCTTCCTCTGCTTTCGTCCAGTCTGTCATTAGTTGTTTCCGCTCATGTAAAATTTGATGGTCTCGGCTGCAGAACCGTTTCTCGCTGCCGACCTGCTTTGCCAGGTGCGGCATGAACCCAAAGCCTTGCTCTTCCTTGAAACAAATCCAGCACAGCGCTACTCCTCGTCGTCTATCTCTCCCCACCCGTCGCAGCTCTCGCAGAGCACCTGGCACGCGCGGATCACACACCAAGGGCCGTTGCTGTCGATACCGCTGACCGGCGCGTCGTCTTCTAGCCATCCCTCACCTCCGCACTCAGGACAACGCATTGCGCAGTTCCAATTGATCGCACCCTGCGATCTGCTCAGCAGCTGTCAGGTTTTTATCGTGGCGCTCGCAGTACCACTGCGGCCCCTCAATAGGTTTTGAGAACCGACACGTCCGACAATTACGTTTCACAGGCGCGCCCTCATGGCAGATCGATCGAGCGTCACACCACTTACAATCGAATGCTGTCGGGTTGTCAGAGATCCTACTAGGCAGCTCGTCGACACACTCGACCATCTCAACCATGCGCTGCGCGTAATACTCTGCCTCGTCCCGATCGAGCTCAGTACGGGTGGCGTCCCAATCTCGAGCACCAGCTGTAGCGACCGTAATCCAATGTCTCTTATATCCGCCATGCAACATGTAGAGCTGCGCCTGCACCCAATAAACATGGTCCCAATTTTTTAAAGCGAACTTGTCGCCATACATCTGCTTGCAGCTCTGAAACTTTTTAAACTTCCGCTCATTAACGACCTTGCACTCCCAGACGTGGGGCGTCTTGGGCGCCGCGGGATGGCCCAGGATCACGCCATCCATATGTCCTGCTATGTGACCGCCAGCATCGAGCACCTCGAACTGGCGCCCCGTGTCTGGGTCACGAGTAAGCAGTGTCAGCCCTGGCGTCCTTGCTATGTCAGCTGCGACGATATCTTCGTTGTTGATACCATCTCTGATAGCCCTAAGACCCTTGGCAGGGATGTCGCGATCGTGAGCCCACAGCCAGCCATAATATTGCCTGCGGTTGCACATACCCCCACCCGACTGACCTAAGTGCAGCCTGGGTGGTCTTAATCTTTCAAGCCTCTCCATCTCTCGGTCTGCCGCCTCGAGAGCTGGATCTGTTTTACGTTCTACTTTTAAACTTACCATCTGCTCCTCTTTATTTTTAAGCGCGCCGCGAAAGGGGAAAGGGGATCTCTCCGCGCGCTGACGGGGTTTTTTCGGCGACCCTTGGCACTCACCGTCTAATCCA